ATATAATGTTCTCTTGCTGTTAGATAAACAATTCTTTTATTTTTTCCAAAAATACTTATCGGAAATGTATGATGTCCCTCTACATACAATCCTTGTTCTTTTGCTTTTTTCTTGGTGTAACCTCTTTTCTCTGCTTTTCTTATAAGGTTACAATAAGCCTTTAGATAATTCATAATCCTTTACTTGATTGGCATTAATTATTTATAAAAATAAGGAGTGGATTTCTCCACTCCAACCTGAAAAGACGCCAATCAAGTTCAGGTAATTTTATTTAGAGTTGTTTTTATGCTGCATATATTGGTTATAAAGAATACTCTCCATATAGTGAGCACGGATTTCGTGAGGCTGCTCAAAATATTCAAGGTCTTCAATACACTCACCTTTAAAGTATCTTTTGGAAGACTTAATCTTGAGGTCTCCAGTACAGAAATCCATTAAATGTATCAACTCGTGTATGAGAACAGTTGTATAAATCTCCTTATCTAAATAAGTGTCTAGTTCAATTATGAAACTTCTTGGTCTTATTGTTTCTCCAGCAATATCACACAATCCCAAAAAACCTTCACGCTTCATACCGCGATGAAGAACTTCAATGTCCAATTTGTAACGAGGGAGATACTTAGATACAAACCAACACACCACGTCCTTGCAGAGACGCTTGGAGTATCCGTATCCAGATGTATAAATGGTAAGCATCACATGAAAAAGTTAATGACAACTTCGACCAAACGGACACCCCAGTTCATAAAGAGCAGGAGTGACCCAAAGAGTAGAATGCGGTCTGTGTTTGAAAACTCCATTGGTTGGGTTTGGTTACAATGGAAGTTTACTTTAGGGAGTTTGAGGTCTTGGGAGTCCTTATGACAGTTGGAGAAGTGGATCAATTGTAATAAATTTATTATAAATTTTATAAACCATCAATGTCTTTAAATTCACGTATACACTATAAAGAATGATTGGAGAGTGCTAGATATTACACCGAAAAACACATTTGCAGTTAAAGTTATTGAAGCATCATTTGGAGGTTCATTTGAGTTAAATATTGCATATTTAACTTGATTAGCAGCATTTGAAATAGTAGTAGTAGAATTTCCAGATGCAGTAAGTGTATATTCATCAGCATCCGATGATGCTCCATGGGTAATTAATATTAGTGGAGATATATTCTGAGATAAAGATAATTCATGAGTGGCGGAACCATTTCCGCTAATTCCATTGTCTAATATTGGAGAGGGTAAAAAATTTATTGATGATGTAGTAAAATTTGGTCTAAAAATCAATAAAATTTTTCTTGTTGGGGTATCCATTCCAGTTATGGTTGAACCGAGATTCCCGCTAGTTAAAAATCTATAAGATATAATGGATCTTATAGATGATCTCCCTAAACCGCCAAGGTCTCTTGATGCCGATTGATTAGAAATTACATTCCATCCCCCCGGAACTACTGTTGTTGGTATAATTGATGTACTGGTAGAAAATGCAGTATCAAAAAGAATCGCAAGATCGCCAACTGCAGCATTTGGAGAAGTTGGTACTTGAATCGTCGCAATAGTGGATAGGGTAGAACTTACTAAATTTATATTTTTTCTTTCAGAATGAACCAATGATTGCATTATTGACATATCAAGTTACCCCCGCTCCGGTTACAGCAAATACGTCAGATGCCACACATATAATGGTTCCTAGGGCATACTGTGCCAGATATCTAGTTCCACTTAAAGCGGTTCCAGCAAGTCTTAAAGTGACACCAGAAGCTGTAATAGTCTTTTGAGTTGCAGTATTATTAAAGACACTAATTGCATCTCCAATATTAAAGACACCCGAAGAGACTTGAACTCCATTTCCAGCAGTAATACTAATATGTTTTCCAACATCAGAAGACTGCAAGGTATAAGTAACTGATTGAGAATTTTGAGGAATTGCACGAATATTTCCAGCCGAATCCCTGAACCCAGAAGATGAAGTTGTAATACCTGTGGCACTAATGTTCTCAACACTTATAATGTTTCTACCACCATTAATAACTGTGGTTCCATTAACCCTAAATGCGTCCTGAGATGTTGCATTGAAAACAGACCCAGTAATAGTTCCTGCAGTAAAATCTCCAGATGCATTACGGGCAACCAGAGTATTTGCCGTATTTGTAGTTGTTCCGGCAACCGATACAGTAATAGCAGCAGAACCGTTATAAGTGGTTCCAGAGTTATAATTTACGAAGGAACCGGCTGTTAGATTATTTAAGTTGCTACCCAGAGAAACTCCAGAAATAGTGGAGGATGCTAGTTTAGAAATGGCAATAGCCGCATTAGATGCAATATCTACATTAGAGATTGAGCCATCAGCAATCATCCCACTGGTTACTACACCAACACTATTTGTAGAAACCAATGTTCCATTTCCGGTAGGAACGTTTTGATTTCCACTATTGGAGATTACAGAAATAACCGGAGAAGTTAGAGTCTTATTGGTAAGAGTCTCAGAACCAGTTGTGGTTACAAAATCTGCATCATTTAGGGCAGTGTTGAATTGAGAGATATTTCCGGTTAGAGTATTATTCGCCAGATTTATTGTCTTATTAGTGAGTGTCTGATTGTCACTATTCCCAACAAGGTCTCCTGATGGAGGTAGTTTTCCTCGCAGGTAATCGGCATTCAGATTTGTGACAAGAGTTTGAGAAGAAACTGAAAGAGGAGGAGACCCGGTTGCAACAAGTGTCGTGGCAGAGATATTTCCTAAAATCGTAAGTTTCTCTGTTATTGTTGATGTCCCGATTCCAACATTTCCATCCAATCTATAGATATCACTACTTGACCCATCAGTCCACTTAGAACCAACAAAAGGAACCCCATTTTGATAGAGTTCTCCAGTTAGATTGATGTCACCAGAAACATCTAAATTAAATGCCGGAATTGTGGTTCCTATACCTACATTTCCATTTAATCGGTAGATATCATCACCATTACTTACGGACCACAACTCAAGTGAAGCATCAACTAAAGCAGTTCCATTTAAATAATATGATGTGGCACTTACAAAACCGGATATATTTGCATTCCCAAGAACATCAAGTTTACTTTGGGGATTTGTAGTTCCAATACCAATATTTGGAGTTGTTGAAGTTGTAATTGCAATGTTTTTATTTGTATTATCAACTTCTAGGAATGAGCCAAACTGAGATAGTTCTCTATTTTTTTGCGTCATTGTATTCTCCTTAGAGTTGGTTGTAAACTACAAATTCAACTATTTCACCACCAAAACAAGGGTCATTTAAAATGACTTCCGTTCCACTTGAAGCTGTAAATTCTGCGTGTGCAGAGGGTGGAGGTACTAATCTAACCCCATTGACATAGGTATCTATCAATCCAACATCATAAGAAACAGAGAAACCCGTTGACCCAATTCCAGCAGAATAGACAACAGATGTTCTTGGTGGGACTACGTTTTTCCAAGTAACTCCAGTTCCAGTTGTACTTAATATTTGACCATCTACTCCACTAGTACCGGCTATTGATACCGTTCCACTTAAGTTTATATGACTAAAAGTGGAAACACCAATTACATTAAAAGAATGAGCATTTAAACTAGTTGCTGATATTATACCAGTAGAAATGTTTGCATCTGAGATATTTACTGTTCCAAATGTACTTATTCCAGATGCACTAATATCAGTAACTCCGATTCCACCACGAATATGTAAACTATATTCTGGAGTATTAGTATTAATACCTACTTTTTGCGACCCCGCATCAGCATAAACAAGGTCTTGATTTACCTCTAGACCATTTTTTATGTTGAAGTTCTTACTTACTGCCATTCGGCTTCACTCTCCACCGAGATAACAATAGTATTTATGCTTCCTAAATACTAAGAAACAGATTTAGGTCATAAAATGGCGTCTCAGGTTTTGAATGGTTCTCGTAACCCAGTTTACACGAATAATACGAATCAAAACGTAAGAATCGTAATCAACTATATGTATTCAAATGAGAACGATGAGATTACGTTGAACTGGGCTGGTGTGAGTGTCGGAGAGAATGGTATTGAGGCAATCGGTAAAAATATTGCTTGTGCTTCTGGGTGGTACGGGGACTTGTTCTATTTGCCATGGTCAATATTTACCTGGTTTTTGGCTCCGCTTTCATCAAGAAACCCTAGGAGTTCTATTGCTGCCCAAAATGTGGCAATTAAACTACCCACAAGGGAAACCGATATTTCTAAGTGGGTTCGTGGTTGGTTCTGGTGGACTCGCAATGCTAGAGAATGGTCTGGATTTTCTCTATCAATCGCTCTTCCTCTTGAGATTTATCTGGCACCAAACCAGACGTTTAGTGCCATTTGTGGACCCTATAACATTCTGGCCATCAAGGAGGATGGAACTTAAATAATAAGGCTGAATCCAGGTGTAGTAAAGGGATAAGGGGAGGAATCAACAACAGCAGAAACTGTGACCTCTCCAGTTCCCTCGGATGGTGTAACTGAGATTCCAGAACCTCCGTTAATTTTTAGAACCCCAGTGTTTCTTATGGTGGCATTTTGACCATTATAAGTAATATTAACACCAACTCCTGATGTAACAAGATTTCCTACAGTAAATGAACCCCAGGATAGGCCACCAGAACCATTGGTAATAAGAGCCTGACCACTTTGTCCAAAAGAACCAGGAAGTGTAAATCGGTAGTTTTGATTTACACTTGGGGCTGATAGACCAATGTAGTTGGTTCTGTTGTTGGAACCATATAGTCTTAGCTCACCATTAAGAGCAATATTGCCCACAACATCTAGTGGGGCAATAAGGTTTTCGGTGTTAATACCAACAGAACCATTCTCATCAATCAAGAATGGTGTGGTATCGTTTAGACCATTTTCGATTCTTACGATTTCTGTACCACTAGTGGATTTTATGTGGAGTGATGTTTCATTATCAGCATAAACCTCAATTTTTGCCGAAGGGCTAAATGTTGACAAGCCCACCCGACCATCACTTGTTATTGTGAGAGTATTAAGGATATTTGGATAAGAACCAATGTGCAATGAAGTATCTACTTCATCATAATATGTGATGGGCACTCCACCAAATAGACCATTGTCATTAAACTGTAGAGAGTTTTGCGGGGCACCAGGCAAGCCACCCTCCGTTGGGACCGGAGCCACGTTTACTGTGGCGATTCCATTGGGACTACCAGATACAGTTACAAGAGGTCCAATAAAGTTGATGGTAGTAACAAGACCAACAAAATTTTGACCTAGAGCACCGGTTGTAATGGCAACACGAGGATTAGCATCAATGGAGATTGTGCTAATTCCAGAAATTTCATTATATTGGACATTAAGATTAATGCCATTTCCCACAAGATTAATCAGAGTTGAAAACCCAACGTAGTTACCCGCAGATGCAATACCTACACCAGGACCACCAACAAAACCCCAAGGTTCCCAGTCATTATCTGTCGTATAAATCCAACCAGCAAATCCATACTTCTGTGGTTCGCTATTAAACTCAATGTCGCCATAGTTACCCACAAAGTTGGGCTTTTCAAAGTTGACAGACAGCCTACGTGAAACTTCTTCATTACCTTGAATAAAGAGCGAACGTCCTTCAATATCCTTATAAGAAGTAATTTTCTCATTAAAGATAACTGGACCACCGAACTCAGAGATAATATTATTGTCAGGACCACCTTCTACCTTAAGTGCCCGAGTGATTCTATATTCAGAAGATGACGCCAGGTCATATCCAAATCTAGAAGAACCCGTAAATGGACTTTCTCCAGTTACTGTTGGGATTGGGGCATCAAATAGTTCCTCCTCACCAGTAGCAGTGTTAATCTTCTTATTGCCAGTATAAATGTCTCCATCATTGTTTTTACCATTATAAATGACTACACCACCATTGGTCTTATATGACTGAGCAAGAAACTCTTCTTGAGAACTGAGGATTCGGTCTTGCCTTTCGGGGAATGCAGTAGAGTAGTTACCGGGACCATATCCTACGTACTCAAAAGTGTGACCCGATGAGTTGATGATGGAGTTTCTACGTAGCTCAACGGGTTTGACGTTAATTTTACGGACAACTGAACCTGCCTGATGAGCCTCACGATTTGAGCCCAGAATCGCTCTGAATACTGTGACCGTATTGCTGGTTACTGTGTTCTTAATGCGGAAGATTTCACCGGCAATCTGTAGATAATCTCCTACTTTAAATCCTAGTTCTACTGCATTAACAATAACTAGAGTAGTTGCAGTTCTAGTTGCAGAACTAATAAGGAATGATGCGACTCCACCGTATTCTGGAATTAACCGACCACTCAGGTTCTCATTGTCACGACTAATAAGACCCCCATTGGACGTGTAGCCATTCAAATAGACCGATCGAGTTCCGGTGGTTACTTCGCCAGCTCCACCTTTACCCGCATTTACCTCTACTGAAATAATACTATTTTCACGTTTTACGACAACATCTTTGTTGAAGAAGTCAGCATCAAATCCAGTAAGGCGAATCTTGTTATTTACATATAGTCCGTGACTGGTGCTGAATCCAATGGTTGCAATGCCAGTTACAGAATCATAGACAAAAGTGGAGATTGATAGGGCAGCTCCGGTTCTGGTTCCCCGAGCATCTAGAACCAGAGGAGTCACTGATGCTCCAGATATTGTAGAAGATTCTACTTGAAGTTCCTTGCTATTGACAATACTTGTGACACGATATAGATTATCATAAGAGTCAGATTCACTGAGACTTATGACCTGATTTGTCCCATCTACAATTGAAGTAACTTCAACAATCGCAGGAGTAAATCCAGTCGTAGTTCCAATACCAGCGGCAGGAACCACATTCAGGGTGTTGCCAATGCCATAGGCACCCCCGCCGTACATCACCTGAACCTGGGTTACCGTACCGATACCAGAACCAAGGTCATTAACAACAATCTTAAGGCTAGCATCAGAACCAACCGAAGAACCAGCAAACCCAACTACATTAGTACCATAATAAGTTCCAGAGAGATAGTTGGAACCACCGCTGAGAATTCTTACTGAGGTGATACCCGATAGATTATGATTGGTCTCGGTGAAGATTGTATGAGAAGTTCCAACTACGTTGGATACAATGGCAGTGATACCAAAACCGATATTAAGGTCTTGAACAACGTGCCCAAGAGTTTCTTTGGTGATGCTGGATTCTGGGTCATTTATTACAACTTGACCAATAGTATCTGGAACGGCAAATGACCTAGCGGATGATGGGTCTGATGTTGGATTATCTCTGTTATGTTGAGGATAGAGATATTGAATTGGTTGGGTGAACTCCTCATCAATAAATGGGGTCACAGAAGGTGAGTTTGAGCAGTTTACAACCGTTAGATAATAAACACCATCCTGTTCATTGGGAACATATTGTTTAATCTCTTCGGACTTATAAATCTGATAGGTTCTTGTAAATGTCTTCTTCAGTAGATAAGGAAGATTGATATCACGAGTGGAAGTGTCATTTGCAAATGCGCCTGGATTAGTTGCAAGAGCAAACTTGAACTCTCTTGTTGAAACAATTGAGGATACTTCATAAGTTCCATTATAACCTTCTGGAGACACATTATACAGCGTTACGGTATTACCTACCTGAACATTATGTGGAAGTTCTGTGGTAACTGTGGCAGAGCCAGAATCCCAGGTGAGTTTAGAGATGATTCTAAGATTTCTAAGTTCAGTTGATGTTGTTAGTTCTACTGGAGAATCACTAAAGTAGTTCTGAATATCTGTGGCATTAAATGCATTAGATGTTGATGATTCTTGTAGAATGAATCCATCAAGTGGTGGTCTTGCGGTAAATGGAGAATCCTTAGGTAGAACGTAACGGAGACGATAAGCAGTGTCTAGAAGATTGCGGGAATCTACTCTACGTTGAATATAAGTTCTTGAAGTTGCTCCGCCAAGACCGGCAACACCAGAGGATAGAATAGTGTCGTAAATGGTATTATTGGTTGCTGATACTGAAATGTACCAGTTTCCAAAAGAGTCCCACTGAATGGGATGTCCAATATCACCCGAAGACTTATCACTTACTCTGCTGACAACTCTTAGATTCCCACCCTTAGCATTAAAAGAAAGATTTTCCCCTAAGACAGAACCACTTAAGGTCTGGGCTAGTTGAATTTGAGATGAACTGAGGCCAACGTTTCCTTCAGTAGTGATTACGTAGTAAACATCATTTACACTCAGTCCATCGGGAAGATGTCCATTATCACTTAGAATTCTTACCTTTTCTCCATTTTGGAATGTATGAGAGCTGGTGAGATTGATGATAGAACTAACAATATTGTTCTCACCAAGTCCTGTTTTCGCTACATTAAAGGACTTCTCATAAGAACTTGTTGTATTGGGGATTACAATATTGGATGAGAACTCTGTGATAGTGCCGGAGTCCTTTATTTGTACTCTAAGAACCTCATTCGGACGAGCACCAATACGATACCCAGAAAGAACACTTTCTGGAGGCTCATTTTGATTGTTTTGATTATAAAGATAGAGTCTTGTGGTAGTTGCGGCACCAGCAGACCGTTGAGTCGTGATGCCAACATCAATAGAGAGAAACTCTACACTGGTCTCTTCAGATTCAATCTCTTGAGGTGGTATGACGTGAGTGATGTAACCTAGGTCATTACGTGGAAATGCCTCATTACGGAATCCAGATGAGGTAAGAGCCCGAGCACCAAAGTTGGATACAGAACCGTTAAGTGAGAAGTCCCCGCCACTTTCAGTGACAAACTGTTCAGAATAACCAACAGCAAAGATTGATACTAGTTGAAGATATGCATTATTGGTTGCCTTGATATGGAAGCTCTCATAGGCGGGCTTATATCTTGCTCTTGAGTTTGTGTGAAGGTCAGTGACAGTGGTAGAATCTCTGTACTCACCAATGTTAGAATCATAAAGAACAAAGGCATTATCATCCTTCTGAACACCGATACCCGTATATTGGGCAACAACCATACTACGGAAACCATCGGCCTTGCTACCATCAGCAAGTAGGCCACACATACCATAAACGGACCTCAAGGATACATTGAAAATGTATGGAGAGGCTGATGTTACTGTATCAACTACAAGGTTTAAAGTAGCTCCAGTGGTTCCGGGAGATGAATTTAATGGAACATTCTGTACAATATATTCAATTTCTGTAGGACTGATGACATTTGATACGACGTATTGACCATCATACCCAGCAGCACCGACTCCAGAGATTTCAATAGGACTATCAACACTCAGGTCGGGAATTGCCTCATCAAGAGTTACCGTAATATTAATTGAAGGATTGACTCCACCATCACCAGAACGAATACTTGTGATGCCAACTTCTAGACCACGAGAACCAACAATACGATACTCATCTACGACTGGTTGTAGGTCAATTGTGATGCCACCAGAATATGTGGCATCATTAATGGGTCTTCCTGAACTTTCACCATAAACTCGTGCAATCTTATCATAATACATTTGAAGGTCAGTGAAGTTCGTGCTGACCGTTTGAAACTCATCATCAATAACAACGGAATTTACCCCATCTGCATACCCAAATGCACGGAGCTTGTGATGAGAGAAGTTGGGAACAAATAGATTTCTGGTATAGTCCTTGTAGCAGTTGCCATTCGGGTCGCTGTCAAAAATACTAAACCCCTCAAAATATGATGCACCAGTGACTCGGAATACTGCACCAGCTTCAATGTCATCATTCTCTGGGTTTGGAACATAAAGAGGAATAATCTTAACTTTACGCAAATCTTCCCCGATAAGACTACAACCACGGGGAACGATTAGACCACCATGAACTGAGTTGAGCTTATAGAGGTCATTATCCGAAATTCCGACATCAAAGTTGGATGCCAGAGTCCATTGACTAATAGATGTGGGGCCACCATTACGAAGAACCAGAGAACCATCATTCTTTACGACTGCCCCAGGACGGTTATCGACAAAGTATGTACCCGGTGATATAATGACAGATGACTTATCAAATCTATCGTTATTAAATCCTTGCTGATATGAGTATCTCGCAACTTCCGCAAGTGCCCGAGCAATTGAGCGGAATGGTCTTGTTGGACTAGTTCCCCGATTCTCAATGCTATCTGTTGCATCAAGAGCATTTACATCAACATAAAATTTAGTTCCCCGTGGGGCATTGAGAAGATTCTGCAGACGGGATAGACTCATTGTTATTAGTACTCTAGCCTTTATGACTTATTTAGACTAGAGAACTAATCAGTTATTTGTTTTTATTATATTCTAAGCGAATCCAGTTTAGTAGGGAATTATATGGCTGAATATATTCTGGTCTATAATCATCTTCTTTCAGCTCATTGACATAAAACTCAAGAGCCTCAATGGCCATCTCACGGTCCTTTTGTGATAGTAGAGACATTAGTTTAGTTGCTCCAAAACTTCTGGATTTTCTAGTTCAAGGTCAAAGACACAAGGATGGGCTTCCTCTTCGATAAGATAGAACGATTTCAAAAAGAAAATTTCAGGAGTCATTGTCATTTGATTATCTGCTTTCTTAATAACTTCTGGGTCTTCTTGTTCTTCGTCGGTTACATCATCAAACGTGAAAGGAATCTCATTGAGCATAAAGGTCTTGATGATGTATTTTTCTTTCTCATTGGGCTTATAGTAAGTGTAGGCCCAGGTGATTTTATAAGCCATCAGACCTCTTTATGAGTATTTAGAGTCTCGTAAGTGACAGGGTGATATTTGAGATACTCAAAGAATGTCATCCGCATTTCCTTATGAGACATTCCACAGTGAGCCGCAGCTTCTGGGAGATTCATTTTTGCATAAAAGAGACCCTCGTGAGCTTCCTTTACGTTTTCTGGAGTTGTCTTGACAGGAATGTTCTTAAGAGACTTAATGTCAATTTTATAAGGATTCATAGTGGCTCCTGGGATTTCTACCAATCCTAGCACCCCCTGAGCAAACTGTCAAGGGTCACTTTACGTCGTAGTGGTAGCCTGCAATAGACCGTTGAGAGTTATCGCCCGGATAATCCTCAATGGTTCCCTTATATTCTGGAATCAGTTTCTCTGTGTCCTTACGTTCTCCGTAGATGTGATAGAAACAATCAATGGGCATTCCACCTTTGGATTGTAAGTAGACTTTCTTATCATCCCATCTTTTAATAATCACATCCTGATGGGAACCAATGGGTTGCAACTGAATCGTAATAGATTGAATGTCAACGAGGTCCTTCCAATAAGATGGCAACTCAATCTCAGTAGAACCTGTTACCCTTCCACGAGCATAAACTGCCGCTTCTGGACCTTCAATGCAACTGTGAGTAAGCCTCCAACCTTCTTTGGATGGATGGGGAATGTCAAAGTTTTTCTTTTGAGATAGCCTATGAACTCCACATTGAGATATCACATCGCCTTCAGAAATAACACTTTCTTTAATACGCGCAACTCCACTTACATCTAAATCACCAATAAAAAGTCCTGCTCCTGATGCCGAGCCCGCCCTTACTACGAGAGAGTAGGGATTTTTGAGTGCTCCACAAATACTTATAGAATCGGCAACAATGGGTACAGGAGAATCTGTATTATTACATGGCCCTATCATTAGAGAGCCCTCTACATTCTTGAAGGCATTTTCATCACCAATAATAGTTGGCCCATCCAGATAAACTGAACCACGAATAGTTTTTTCATTCAGTCCCAAACAAAAAGGATATCCAGTGCCCGTTGTTAGTTGATGAGTTATATGGAGAGTATCAAATTGGAATGACATATAAGTTAACCTTCGTATCTGTTATTTTTAATAAACTGAGTTTTTGAATCGGGGAACGCCTTGGCCCCAAAAATATTTGATGCTGATGTCACTCCACTGACAAAGTTACTAGCGAAAGTGAGGGCAGTATTTGAGGCGATTTTGACTGCTTGAGGACTAAAGACATTTACTCCATTTTGAGCCGTTACTTTGAACTGTCCTGTTTTGACACTAACAGTATTATTTGATTCAATGTTGATGTAACCAGTCCTTTCATTGGTTCCGTCAGCTCTTAGGTCAATATCAACAGCCTGAATTCTTATGCGTCCATTAGGAGCTTTGATTACTAGGTCTCCGTTTTCAACATGAAGGTATCCACCAATGTCACCTTTTTGGACCGTATCTGCACACTTCACTTCCCAGACACCTGGGCATCTAGTCATAGTCCAACCTTGGCGATATCCATCATTCTCCATTTGCATATAATGGAGAGAGTTGTATGCCTGGAGCTTAACCCCAGTCAATACGTCCGCCTCTAGACCCCCAGTTCCGGCAAGATTCAGGGTGCCAAATGAGATTTCCCCGAAACGGTTTCCATATTGTAAAGACTCAAATGTTTCCTTAGGACCATTACTCATTGCTGAATCTTACCCACACAATCAATGACACTGATTAACTTTGCTCCTGGTGGTGGAGTGACATTATTTAGATTGATATCGCTCAGTTGGGTAAATTTGAATACCGCAACAGCCTCAAAGTTATATCCTGTTGGGGATTCAATGAAGATGTAAGGAACATCAGTAAATCCTAATCCACCATTAACCACAGACACTTCGGTTACTTGACCAGAATCATTCACCTTGAAGTCCAATATAGCTCCTTTGTTATTAGAAATCAAGATTGTGTCTGTGTCTTTATATCCAAATCCTGGATTTTTGATGAACACACTCTCAATCTCAGCAACAATAGGGTATGAGTTTTTTCCATTAATTGAAGTTGAGATTCCGGTCGTTGGTGGTATAACTTCTCCACCTATAAGTGGGTATTCTATCTGAGGAGGGGTTTCTACATTATCTGGATTTGATGGTGTTGTGAGAGTTCCGGCTTCTTTGATAATAATACCCTTTTGTTGACCTAGACCGATTAGGGTCTGGACTATTTCACCTAGCTTATTATAGATGTATGCAAGAGTTCCAGAAGGCAAGTAAATCTCGTCATTTACTTTTAGTGAGATTGTAGTTCCTGGTTTATAAACATCATAACCAACTCCGGCAACTTCTTTGCCATTTATAATTTGGGTCGTTCCTGTCTTGAAGAGAATCGTATCATTAGGTCTAGAGAATATGAGGCCATTTCCACCAAAAGTTCCATTGGGTGCTGGTAAATATTGAATGCCAGAATCCAGAACAACTGCACCAGTAAGTTCCATTAATTCCTCTTGAAACTCATTAAAGGTTCCTGTGGGTCTCATAAAGGGCCTAATCACTGCTCCCCCTCCCGTACCACAAGAATCAACCACATCAATGCGGGGATTGGATGTATATCCAGAACCAAATACAGAAAAATCTAGACCTAATATTTTTCCTGTGACACTTATTACAGGATTTGCCCTGGCACCAGAACCCCCACCACCATCAATCTGAATCGTCGGAGGACCACATGGAATCTGTCTTGAGTTGCACGGATTTGAGTTAGCACCGGTTGAACTTCCTGGTAGAGCGGTCTCAACGTCTTTGATGATGGTGTCTACCTTACGACTCACCTTGGTTTGAATGGATGATGAAAGTTCATTGGGACCTCTCCAGAATGACCACTTAGTAGTTCCAGGACATTCTGGACTATCTCTATCACAATCAAATAAACCTAGTACATCTAGAGCAAAATCAAGTACATCCAGGGCATTACCCGAAATGCCAAAGTCAAGGTTTAGAAACCCATTGATTGAACCCACCACACCATCAATAATACCATTAACAGAACCGATTACGTTTCCTAGTAATGAGCCAAGAAAGTTAGTTGCAGCACACAATGGGGCATTAATGTAGTTGTCAATAAACTGTTTTATTAGGTCATCAACAATATTATAGATTCCGTTTTTTATGTTGTTGAACGCACAAGATAAACTTGTAAGACTCTTTTGCGTCTCCTCATTAAAGCTGGGCCTTAGGTATGGTGGTATAAGATTCATAAGGTCCTTCACCCCATTATTAATTTTATTGGTGACAAATCCCCTCATACGGTCCATTAGACCATTGGCAAGACCCGAGATACCATTAGTGATGGAGCGAATGATGTTTTGTAAGTTTGCTGTTAAATCCGATGCCCCTTGTTTGGCTAGATTTACGACATATGAAAGTTTGTTTAGGAGGCTCTTGATTTGATTGATTATACCTGAAGATTTTTCACAACCGGTTGTTGAATATACTTCTTCTACAATTCCACCATCTTTTGATTTAGTGTCAACTGCCTTAGATGCCTGAAGAGGGCTATCATTCGCATGAATTTCAGTGGGCTCATTTAAATTTTGCTCTTTTTCTCCTAATGGCCTCAGTCTTTCTCCACATGCCCCTTTGGTTGCCGATCTAGCCTGAAAGAATCTTGGTGGGTCTCCAGGGTAAATGATTGGTTCATTCTGCTCGTTAACTCCAAAGGCCCCTAGAATGATTGGATTTCTTCCTTCTTTACCATCAGCATAGAACCCAATAACATGAGTTCCCTGACGAAGTGCCGCAGTTTGTTTGGTTCCACCGAGACCAGAACCCGCCGTTACTGGATAAACGACTTCCGCCATTTCCAGCAAATCGGCCTCATTAGGATTGGCCTTTACGTCATAATGTCTACCGACAATGGCTACTTTATATCTTTTGCCCCATCCTTTTTTGGGCCTTTCTTCTAGTTGTTTGGCTATATGAATCTTTGAGTTCTCATTAGATACATCACCATCACCACACCCAGCCCAGAACTTATCATCTACGATGACACCGTGCCACCAGTACATGATGTTTGAATGGGCTGATTCAGTCTCAAAGAAGTTATTAGACATTTACTCAATCATAAGTACGACACTCAAGAGCATCCGGATGTGCATCACAATAAAGCTCTAGTGGAGTTGGGTCGTGATTATCTTCGGGATGCCGAGCCTGATACTTCTCTAGCGAATCCACTTCGCCTTCTAGATGACGACGACGTTGGCTACTTATATTTGGATTATTAATTTCACTCAGGTCATCATTAATGTGTTGCTGAAGTGTTCTGTCCATTGGGTTACTTTCTGTAAATGGAATCCCTTACAAGATTCAATCGGCTGTAGCAGTTGTTCTTTGTTATGCGATGACATACGTCTGCTATCATATATAGCCCGCTAATCTTCTGGCTCACCACACGATTGGTCTTAGATGATACTTCTGGGAAATCGCAGAAGATGAGGTCTCCGGCTCTTAACTCAAAGTCTCCGGCAACTGCAATAGAGAGCTTATGGGTAAAGAGTTGGTTATATCTCATAATGGACTGACGTAGAATCTCATCCATGTTGAAGTTTGGTGTCTGAGAACCGGGAATCTGCTGGGCAAGAGTGAATCCTGGGGGAAGAATACCGTCATCAGCCGGAAGGGCATTTGTGTGTCGGGTCACCTTTTCTTGAATTTTTGTGTGCTTGGCAATGATTGCCCTTTCTTTACCACCATTATTGTACTCTTGATAAGAGTCCTCAGAACTTCTAGAGTTTTCACCGTAAGTATTCTTCATTCGGTTGAACTCTTGTTTCCTTATGTTCGTTAGAGAACCTGTTCCAAGACTATTGTTAAGATTTATAGTTCCGTTAAATGAGTACTCAAGAATTTGATAATCATAGCCAGGAGGAACTTGACCAACAAGTTGATTGAAGATTAGTTTTCTTTTTGGTTTTTGTGTGAATAGGGTGTCAATGGATCGAAACTGGAATCCATCATAAGTCTCATAAAAGAAGTAACCAGCCAACTTGCCGAAAGCATCAGGAAGGTCTGGAACACACTTTTTCCCCAAAGAAGTGCAGATGTAGAACGGTTTTTCTGCATGTCCAAGAAAGTTATATGTGTTCAGTCCTGGGTCCGCTTTTATGTCCTTGGGGGTTTTTAGAACGTCTCTAAGAATAGATTCAACCGATTCGGGAATCTTACCATCATAACGACCATAAACCCAGTTTTCTGCATTATGGTTGTCTACAGATTCCTTAGAGTACATATTGGCAGAGAATATGAGTTTATTCACGTCCTCACTTGCTGCTCCTGGGTCTCCGTTGAGACAGAAGTGCTTGTCGCCAATAAAGTCTAACTTGAATCCATACCAATCTTCAAGTTTGATTTCTACCTTTTCACCTGAGGTTAAGTTAATGTCATCCTTTTCTAGGACTGATACCCCATCCTCATTATCACGATAACCAGTGTCTGCAAAGGTTGCCGTGCAGCGTGTTGTGTTTTCTAGAATGGATTCATAATAGTTGATTTCAATGATACCACCAGCAACCTCTACTGGCTCATTGTAATTTGAGTAAAACTTAAGTAGATTGATTTTACCTTCGCCACCTTGGGCCGGTAGATTAGCTGGCATTTTAACCTCTACTTAGAGCTTCTAAGTTCTTATTACTAGTATTTAAGGAAATGGGAACTGGGAATGCAATGGTTCTGTTTCCTGATGCTATGGATGGTTTCTCTATGACGTATGGTTGTATTAGAACCATGGTTGAGCCTGCTGGAGTCTCATAAGGAGCATAAGAGTTTGGTATGGGAAGTTGAGTTCCTCTGGGTTTTATAATGCCACCTTGTTGCATCTTTGGTGGATTAGATGGTTTATTCTTTGCATCAAAAGCAGCAAAGAACTTCATAGGTGCAACTTGACCTTTACCATCAACAATATATACGGGATTACCGTTTTTATCCCTTGATACTCTACCAACACCAGGTATTGTTAAAGTTTGTCCCGGTCTTAAGTTTGTTATTGCCGAGCCGAGCTGTGGTCTTGTTGTAATTTGTCCTTGACCTTGAGGTGATGCTTGTCTTTGTGCCGTATTTCTAGGTGGAGTCTGGTCTCTCTGTACTGACGATGCAGTTACATTGGCAAGAGCATCAAGGTGCTTAATGAACTCTGGATTTTTCCAGAACTGTTTTCCATACCGTTTTTCTTGTTCAACTAGGGACCCAAGTTCTATGAGTGCCGCAGTTGCTGGTCCCGCTTTACTCATAGTTATATTTCCAGCTGTATCAATACCACCATAAATTTGGTCGCCCCGAGAAGCCGCAGCCATTCTTTGTAGAACTGGAGCCAATTTGTTTGCGAAGTCTCTATCAGCTTTATCTGGACTTGAGCCAAGTCTTGCAAGGAACCCCACACCACCTTGACTTCTTGGGGCATCATAATGCAGAGCACTCACAACGGCTCCGGCCTTACTGAATCTAACAAGAGCAGCATTATACTCTCTTTCTGTTCTATAATCTTCTGGTCTTAGAATCTTGACTCTTAATCCCTTGGCCTCGAGTCTTTGCCTCATAAGTTCTGCGGTGGGATTTTGTGCCTGACGTTCTCTTCCGGCAGCACCAAGGGACGCATTGGGCCATAATGACTTATCTGGAAGTCTCCCAGTATGGTGGTCAAGAGGAATGATAACATCGTATTGTCTTCTTTCTCCTGCTCGCTGAGATTCCCTCCCTCGTTTTGCTATTTCTGCATCTATAATTCTACGGTCAGTTGCCGCCGAACCTGAAGCTCCGTGCGCCAACACGACTCCACCACTACCTAAAACCTCTGCCTCTCTACCATAACCACTACCACTGGACAATTGACTTACTGGCCCAACAGCAAATGGAAATGCTGTTTTTGAACCGGGCAACCCCCTATGTGTTGGTCCTACATTCGGAGTATCCAACTCTTGTATATCAATGCCACCTTGAGTTCTACCAGGAGCTGTATGTGCTCTCTGTTCAGCTACTAGTAATGATTGTATTTGTGAATCCGAGGCATCACTAGGAACATGTCTTTTAATATTCGGTAAGTACACTCGTGAACCACGAGCAATCATTCTTTTTATTGCCGAAAATGCCACACTTCTTGTTCTGGAAAGTCCATCCTTAGTTGTATTTGGTGGACTTAAGTGGAAATGTACACCATATTTTGGAAAATCCTCACGCCCAAATCCAGATGAACCTTGTAAAAATCCCCCAGGCCCACTATGCGGAATTAGCTTATCAGTTGATATCCCTTGCATTTGAGGGGCCGGCCCTTCTGCAACCCTAAATTTGGCTGTTCCATCCAGGGCTTTGGGGATTCCCTTCAAATATTCTGCGTGCTTTCTTGAGCCACTAACCTCATCTGCTGGACGCAAAAATCTCCTCATCCACCAGTCTGCAGCTTCCTGTGCTGATGAAAAACGAGTTGATTGGTATTCTCCTGGTTTAACTAATGACATATTGTAGGGCTCATTCAATGCATAATCTAACTGGGCTCGCCAGTTTGTTTTCCAATCGGGAACTGCCCTAATCATTGCAGCAGTTCTTTCATAAGACCACTGCATTAATCCATGCCCTCGGCCACCACCAGGCTCAATATTACCGGGAATGAAGGAACTTTCCCTATTGATATTTGCCATCAATCCAAGAGCCTGAACATCACTCAGTTTCTTCTCTTTTGTCAAATAATCATAAATCTCCTTCTGTAATCCAGATTGGGGAGCATATCCGCCATACTCTCCTCCAGCAGAACCATATTCTCCCGGTCCTGGACCCGGAGAAGGAGGTTCTTCTTTTTTCTGTTGCTGAAGACTTCTAAGGTCCTTCTCAATACTCTGCATTGCTTCATTGACCTTCTGTTCAATCGTAGGACCAATGACTTTGGCAATAAGGTCACTAGAACTAACAGAAGAATAAGGATTGGCCAGAGTTCTAGTAGCCGGAATGGTTCCCCCTTCTGCAAAGGCATTCAAGTCTCTTATGAGACCCGTCATACTCATATTAGCTCTTTGATTTGCCAGAGTATCAACCATGTAGGCAATGCCACTGGACAACTGACTCAAGCCTTTCTTCACGTCCATTGATTGGCCGAGAGCAATATCAATGGCACCACCCGCAAAGTATCCTAGACCAAATGGCAGGTCCTTAAGAATCTTTGAGACTCCCTTAAGAGCATTCAGCGGGCGGTTTTGCTCCTTATTTTTAGGACTGCCGCTAAAGTAATTAAGTGCTGCCGCAAAGTTCCCAAAGATTGGAGTTGTTTCTTTTCCGTCTTTAGTGTCTTTTGCATAGAACTGAACAACTTTATTTTCACCACCAACATCACGACCAACCCTAGTTTCGGGTGGTTTGGTTTTTATTGGTTTTTTGACTTTTGGTGGTTTGGGCGGAGGTCTTCTGGTTGTTCTTGCGGTTCCGCCACCTTGATATGCGTTGACTACTCGGCCACCCCCAGAAAACATTGGGATGAATGGGAAAAATGTTTTTGTTATATCCCTAATCAGTAGGAGAGCATCAATGCCCATGCTGACGCTTCCAAGAACGGCAGCAACAGGAAGGCCGACTCCAGTTAGGGCAGAAGCAACAGTGGCAACATCCAATGCAGCCGAAACCGATGCAAGAGAACCACCAATTCTATCATCGGCAGCAAATCTTGCCCGAGCATCAGCAGCACCGACAACCGCGCCCAGACCAGGAACCGCAGCTCCTGCAAACTTGGATAATGGACCCTTAAGTTTTGCAAAAGGGCCACGGAGAATCCTATTCCACCAACCAGGAGCCTTACCACCTTTTCCTTGAGTAACTCTAGAAGCAGCACCCAGAGCAGCCCTACCACCCCTTCCTTGGGTTACTTTGGACCTTTCTTCTTTGCCTTTTTTGGTTGGCTTGGCTTTTTCGGTTTCTAGTTTTTTATTTTTACCTCTCCACTTATTAAATTCATCAACTGCGGCAAACCCAATATCGGCAGCCAGAACGCCGGCAATAATAGAAGCATTAACAAAGGTATCAAAAGTCTTCTCTAGTTTGGTGAACTCAGTTTTGTAATCACCCTCCTTCATTCCGGCAATGAAACCTAAAGTACTTTTCTTTAGGTCACCACCAAACTTCACAAGAGTCATAAACCCATCAAAGAGTTTACCGAATAATCCTTCGGCAAACTTATAAATGGTTCCAATGGTTTTTACGACACCTTGAAGTTTAGGAAGAAACTCTAGAATCTTCGGAAGTAACCAACCAAGAGCCGTAAAGAATAGGAACCTTTTGACTCTATCAAAGAATCCTATTGAAGGAGAATCTCCACCTCCACCACCTAATCCGAGCTTCTTTGTCTTAGGAGTTTCTAGTTTCTTTTCCGCTTCTGTGAAGTCTTGCTTTTCTTCTTTTTGCCTTTTCTCTTCGGCTTCTTTCTTTACATTGGCAAAGTCATTGCGAAAGAGATTCTCAATTGCAATCATTCTTACATTTACGTACTCAACTCCCTTATTTTCTTTTCTTACAAGAGCCGAAGACTTCTTCCGAGAGCTTACAATAGCCGAGTCTTTCTTAGGTCTTGTTACCAGAGCACTGCTGGGGTTTATTTCTGCTTTCTTTCCCCTAGTGACAGCAACAGACTTGGCAGCGGGTAGTAGTTTTGATGGGTCAGTGATTTTCTTCATCAGCCTACCAACCCATAGATGGAAGCATTCTTATCACGCTCATTATCAGGAGCCACTGCGGAGAATGAAGGCACCTGAGAACCTCCACCGAGTCCTGAGGCTCTAGGCCTTAGGGAACCACCAGCAGATGTCATTATGGGTGGTAGTTCCATTATGTTTGGCATTGATGATGCCCTTGCCATTGGTGGAGCTATCTGGGGCAATTTAACGGAACTCTTCCCAAGATATGCAGCAGAGTTAGAATCAAATGTGCGGTTAAGATTCTCAAGAGCTGGGAGTACACCAGGAACGCTGGTTGCCCTTCTCGTGACAACAAACTCGCCAGGATGAAGTGCGGCAGGTATTCTATCTGCGGTTGCTCCAGGAATCTTTATAGAACTTTCTTTTACTATTCCTCCACTTTTTTTCCCCTTTGAACCAAATGAGCCAAATAGATTGCGTATATTCTCTCCCACTCCACTTGCAAAGCTACCTATTCTATCTGTAAGCGACGGATTTTTTGGTTTGGGTTTGGGCTTCGGTTTTGGTTGTGGTGGGGCCAAGTATCCAGATTGAATGAGTTGTTGTGCAACTTTCAATCTATCTTCTACGTGAGGAACTCCGGCCTTTTCATACTTACTTAAGAATATTTTAACTGCAGATGGAACGTCTCTAGAGGCATTAATCTCTTGTTTGACTAGTTGATACTCTGGATGAGCGTTCAGTTCGTGAAGTATAAAATCTACTTGTGTACTCAAATCATTCCAAGGTTTATTTTTACTTTTTGCAAAAGAAAGTAGATTTATGTTATCGGTATCATATCTCCCACCTCTCTCCCATTGAACCAATCCCCTCCCCGGACCACCCCTTCTTTGATGTGTACTGGGGTCATAGGTATATCCAGTCTCAACCCCAATATTTGAGACAATGCCAGCAGCGGCAATTCTTGACAATCCACCAGCCACTAACCTATCAAAAATGGCCCTTGCTCTTGGATTGATAAGATTGAATTTGCCTGTATTGCTTCCTTTTTTAACTTCTACTTTCCCCCCTTTTTGTAAGGATAGAGGGTGAAGTGTTCCCGGTTGTTGAAACTGTGGAGCATATCTCAATCTTCCTTCTTTCTTTTCCCATCCTCCTCTGGGTCCAGGAGCAGTATTTCTAAATTGATTAAGCTCAGTCCAATTATTTCGATTATATCCCGGAGTATTATATCTTCTTTGTGATGGGTCGTGACTGGGTAGTCGCATATTCCACCCCAGATTATTCAACAAATGATTAAATGGATTATAATAATTTGTGTTTCTTTCTCCTTGACGATTTATAAGTCTTTGTTGAGCATTCTCAATCGTCATTCCAAAGGAACTTCCGCTTCTTCCTGGAGTTTTTGATAATCCTTTCCCACCAACTATTCCACCATTATTGAATCCAGAAATCATCCCACCTTTAGAGAATGCACCACCCATAGTTGGAAACCGAAGATTGCTGAATGCAACCTGACCAGGTTTTCTTCCAGAAAGATACTGGGGAATATTCAGAGGTTCGCCAGTTTCTTTATCAATATATCGTTGGCTTATGGTCTTTTGGTCATCCTCAGTAAGAATGGCCTCACCAGTCTTGGCTGCAATCAGGGTATCATCTTTTCCTGCTCCTTTAACGGGAACACCTTCACCAAAATCCATACCGCCGAATTGATTGATTCCACCGGCAGCAAACTTGGGAACCAGACCACCTAGATTAAAAGTGTTAAGTTTGGGTGCCGGAGATTCCTTAATTTTACCAATGTCTGATTTTACTCCAGATAGGTCATCTGTTGGTTTTGCAAGAGTTGCTGCTTCAGGAGCTTCTTTGCTATTGAGCATCTCGGCAACCCTGCCGCTCGCATAAGAACCAAGAGCAAGACCAACTGCTGATAGTTTTTTATTCTTTCTAATGAATGAGAATAGCTTTGGAATCATCATTGCCAGAGCCACTACCATTCTAGCAGCCAGCTTGACAACACCACGAACTACCTTTCCGAGACTTGTTCCAAACAGAATATAAAGACCAGCAAGGGCCGGCCAGTGTTTGGAAAGAAACTCAACAAAGGAGTTAAACTTCTCTTGATTTCCTTTGTCCTTCATCCAATCCATAAAGCCAGTAAAGGCTCTACCGAGAAGAGTGAAGAATATAAATCTCTTGATTCTATTGATTACGTCTTCAAAGGGAGCCAGCATTTTCTTAGTTGCTGACACAATTTCACTGATTCCCTTCTTGAATCCCTCTAGAGAAGATTCTCTCTTTCCTCGTTTTTCGCTTTCATCTTCCTTTCTTTTTTTCTCTTTCTGCTTCTGGTCAAACTTAAAGCGAGACTGAAGAATACCAAAGATTGAATCTAGTGGTCCTCTTAGGGCATCTATTGGATTTTTAGGAGTAACGTCCTTTACGTCTACTTTCTTTACTGTAGTATCTTCTTTTCTTGTAATCTTTTGTGGCTGGGCTTTTACTAGCTCACCTTTGGACCTTAAGAGTTTTTGAGAAGGTCTGGAAGGTCTGGGTGCTGATGAGACTCTGGCTCTACCTTCCTTGACCTTGAATCTTACACCAGAAGCTTTTGCTCTTTGGGCTCTCTTAAGTTCGGCTCTTAAGAGTTGGTCTTCTTCTGGAGAAAATGCCCTATTAGAAATTCTAGAATTAACTAGACGTTTCCGAATAAGATTAAAGTATGTTTCATAATCAAGTTCTTGCCCAGGATTTAGGCCCAGTAGCCGAAGTACGACCCCATCAATAGTGTCTGCTCTTACTTGACTACTAGGCATTTGCTTTCTGTTGGGCTTTTTGTTCTTCTTCCTCTAGATGATTCTTCAGTAGAATAACATAAATGTCACGCTCCCAAGGTAGAAGGTTTTCTATTTCAGTAAGACTCCACTTATGATATTGGACCAGAGAGAAGTTTAGTTTGAAGAAACTCTCCAGGTCCATATGACTCATACTCAACTGAAAAAACTTGCTAACCCTTCTAGAACAACTTCACTTTCAACTTTGGTATTAGGATTAGTCACTGTAATCGTATGAGATAACTTGGGCATAGTATCAAAGAAGGTCTCAATTTGGTCAAATTGGGCCTTATTCATCTGGTCCAGAAAGTCCATAAGTTCCTTCTTGGTCACATCACTTGTAGACCAGGCTTCATCTTCAGTGTAAATCTTATCAATACAAGATGCAATCAGGTCAAATGATTGGTCAAGATTGTTCTGGGCTCCAAGGTCAAAGTTGTTCTTGATGAACTGGTCAAGTGATGGATATCTCATTTCCATCATAATGTTCTCATCCACCTTGATTTGACGGGTGTGATTCTCATTCTTGGTGACCTTAATGTCATCCACTGAGATTTTTACAGGAACCTCGGTCTCACCATCATCAGGACAGATGATGTTTACTTCAATGTCCTCACCCACGGATTTAGCCCGAATGTTGAGAAAGAGGTATTCAATATCAAAGGTGGGTAGAGTTTCTACTTTGATTCCTTTTGTCTCAATGCAGTTCTTAAGAACTGTCTTCATTGCAGTTGTGATTTCTTTGGTATCTTCGCTCTCAAGAGCAAGAACCAATAGCTTTTCTTCTCTTACAAGAAATGGACGAAACTTTACGGGTTTACCAGTTGATGGCAACTCAATCTCATAGTGTGGTACTGAGATTTTAGGCAGTGGCATATTCTTTAATGATGTAATCAGTTCTTATTATTTAGAACAATGGCGGAGGAGCTGGTACAGACTGTGGTGGCAAAATTGGTGGGGGAGCTTGTACAGGCTTAGTTTCCAAAGTTGGCGGAGCTGGTGGAGTCGTTGCTTGTCCCGGTGGTCTATTCAGTTCAGGAACTCCAGGAGCATTTGGATTCGGTTGAGTTCCAGTACCTTTACCGATAAGATTCTTGAGCCAATAACGACTATAAGTGAATGTCACCGTACACTTGAGCAACTGTGATTGCTCATAGGACACTGGCATTGAAGTGATACTAATCGGATATGCCTTCACAAAGTTGTATTGTAGTGCCCTAGGGGAATATTTCTTAGGGATTACATTGAGAACTCCAAATTCACCAATTTCATAATCCCTTTCAAACTTTGTAATTTTTAAGGTATCTACAGTGTAGTTGTTGGGCCACTGTGCTCTATAGAAGTATTCCCTACTTTGAATAAACTGCTCGTTAAAATATTGCTCGTTCATTGTGTAGCCAATCCAGGCTTCAAAGAACCTTATGACGTAATACTCATCACCATCAACATAAAAGGTAAAGGATGCACTATCGTCATAAAGTCTACGATAGGCGTGTTTCTCACTTACACCAGTGAAGTCATCAGTAATGTCATTGGTTGTCAAACTTGAACCAGGAAGAGCAGCATCACTACAAGCAAGAGCTAGTCTGTCGTAAAGTTCTGTTGGTGCGGTATTAATTCTATCACGTATAAAGTCAGTGTTTGGTGGAGTGAACTCGCAAATAAAGTGTGAGGTAAGGGCAGGCCTCAGTAGCTTTTTTCTAAGTTCCTTAAATGGAACTTTTTTAATCTGCGGAGCTGAGGCCATCTAAATACACTTTGGCTATAGAGCTATTTAGAGTGGCCGAGAGCAAGTATCATCAGGGTAGATTTCATCCCCAGAATCCCGACAAATATAAGGGCAACCCAGAGAACATTGTCTACCGTTCTTCCTGGGAACTAAAGTTTATGAAGTGGTGTGATAGAAATGACCAGATTATTGAGTGGGGTAGTGAAGAGTTCTTTATTCCTTATTATGACCCAACGACAAGAAAGATGCGTAAGTATTACCCAGATGCTTATATGAAGATTCGTAATAATGATGGGAATATTAAGAAGTACATTATAGAGATTAAGCCTTATAGGCAGACACAGCCACCAGAGCCAGGTAAAAAGAAAAAGAAGACTCTTATTACGGAGGCAGTGACTTATGAGAAGAACCGAGCCAAGTGGCGAGCAGCAGAAGAATGGTGTAAAGATAGAATGTTGGAGTTTATGTTGTTGACGGAGCGTGAACTGGGGCTCATAAATAAGAGATAGGCAATCTCTAGGTTTAATGAGGAACGTACAGAATAACAGTAGAGTTCTTATGTTCCTTTATGGGGAGGTTGTCTGATGGCCGAAAAAGTTATTTACAGTAACCAGACTGGACCAACATTACCTACGGGAGAAAAATTATATTTTAGAACAGTTACCTCTTATACGGAAAATCAATCTAGACAAGTATCAAATAAAGAGACTTCTGTTTATTATACTGCAATTCCTGGAGGAAGGGCAAAAAATGGTGATGTCTGGACACCAGGCTCTCCTACTGGAGAATCTTTTAATTCGGGTGGATTTGTTAAGGCTGCAGTTACTACAGATGGAGGAAAAACGTTTCAACTTCTTAACTACACTCAAGACGATGCAGATGCGGGAAGAATACCAAGCGGAAAAAATGTAGGAGACCCTGTTCTTGGTGCCGCAGCAGTTCAATCTTTAACCACCAGAGGTCAAGTTTTGAATGAGGCTATTCAAAACTCAGTAATAAACACTGCTGTTGAAACTAGACCAGGATTGGCCCCACAATTGGCAGCAAAACTACAAAATACATCACAAACCACCCCTCAAGGAGACCAGCAAGGAGGGAATCCACAAACACAATCTCAGGGTGGCGGAACCACGACACCTACTGGAAATGAGACTCCCTCACCAGTAGACCTTCCAGAACCAAGTCAAATTCAGCCAATAGATATTGGTTCAAATGAGTTAGTTTTGGGTACACCATTAAAGATTTCAAGTGGTTCAGGAATAAGATATCCACTAAAAATGGTAGATGACCAAGATAAAATAAAGTTTTTGGCTGTAGAAATAACTAGGTCAGCAGATTCTATAGATGGTCAACCAATATACAATCCAGTAGATGGTCCAATATTTCTATCAATACAAGCTCCAATAACAGACCAAAATTCTGTTGGATGGGGTCCAGATTCTGTAAATGCTATTGAGGCATTTTTGTATAATAAATCTTTGGAAATTATGAAGACAGATCCAACTAAAGCAGTTGAAGGAGCATTTAAAGACATATTAGATGGATTTACTGGAAATAAAGATAGAATACAGAAATTTCTCGCAGGACAAGCTGCTGGACTAAACAATGTACTATCAAGAACTGATTCTGCCATTCTGAATCCAAATCTAGAGTTGCTATTTCAAGGACCACAACTCAGACCATTTACATTCCAGTTTAAAATGACTGCCAGAGAACCCGATGAAGCAGTAGCTATAAAGAGAATCATAAAGTATTTTAAGTATCATATGGCAGTAAGGAGAGAGCAAGGTTTATTTTTGCGAGCCCCACACGTTTTTACGATTCAATACCTAAAAGGTATGAAGCCACAACACCCAGGCATCAATCTCATAAGTCCTGAAGATAATAAAAAAGCGTGCGCATTAACAAACTGTTCAGTTGATTACACGCCTTTAGGGTCTTATATGACAAATATTGATGACCCAGACCCAGAAAAAAATGGCACCATGGTTGCTTATACATTATCTCTGCAGTTCCAAGAAATAACCCCAATCTATGATACTGATTATGGCCCAGAAGGTGGCGCAACTAATCATCCAATAGGATATTAAAATGTCTAAACCATACTTCCGCCAGGTTCCAAACTTTGAATACGTCTCCAGAGTTAAAGGAGAACAGTATCTTAATGAGTACGTCACTCTTAAGAACCTATTCAAAAAAGCAAAACTCAGAGAAGACATCTTTGAGAGTCTGAACTTCTTTGAGAAGTATTCAATCAAAGGTGATGAAAGGCCCGACAACGTGGCAGCGAAGTACTACAATGACCCGACACTAGACTGGGTGGTTCTACTATCCAATAACATTCTCAACATTCAAGAAGAATGGCCCATGACGACTCAGACCTTTGAGCAGGTTATGTTGGAGAAGTATGGTTCTTATGAGAACTTCCAATCCGGTATTCATCATTATGAGACTCTAGAAATCAGAAACTCTCTGGGTCTTAAGGTGCTCCAGGCTGGTCTAAAAGTATCACCAACCTGGAAGACGAATGGTAACTTCTTAGAAATGGTGAGTACAAAGATTGCCAATATCTCGTGTGGTGTGAATGCCGAATCACTGACTTCTGGCTCAACCGTTTATGTTTATATGTTAAGTGATATAAACGGTCTTAGACCGGGTGACCAGGTGACCATTGATGGAGTATCCAGTAGACAGTATAATGGTCAGCACGTTGTAAAAGACTTGGTTCTTGTGGATTCTGCTGGTGTGGTGAGTGGCTTTACTTATGAACTACCTTTTATTCCTGATGACATTCAACCAACTTTGAGTGACCCGAGAAAAGAAGAAGTTCATTTTACTGTAAGAGAATCATCTTCCATTACTGGGAACTCTTATTATTATGAGTACTGGGACCCAGGATTTGGATATGCCATTCAGGTTCCTTCAACTTCTTTTGTAAAACCCGTGACCAACTACGAATATGAGATTGAAAAGGAAGAAGCAAAGAGAAATATCTATCTACTGAAACCAATCTACTTGAATGTGATTTATAATGACCTTGATGAACTCATGCCATACAAAAAGGGTGGAGCCCAGTACGTGAACTCCACCCTGAAACGAGCCGATAATATTAGATTAACTAGCTAGCTTTTGAAAGTAAGATAGAGTCTCATCATCGTCTTCATCTGAAGAAGCCAATGAGTTCAGCTCTGCCTTAAGGTCATCGGGAACCGGAGGGGCAGCAACCTTGCTCCTACGATAGGACTCTTCTAGCTCATTCATGACCGATTCCTCGGTATTCTGACGAGCAGGAGCCACATAAGAATCATATTGCTCTTCAGCGGCTGCAACGTTGGCGGCAGCACGGTCCTTACCGAGAACAGTGTTCATGCGGCGCTCTAGGTCTTCATAAGACTTGAACTGGTCTGGGGAAATAAAGGCAGCAAGAGAATACTGCTTCTTCCAGATTGCCTCTAGGGCATCGTCGTCATCTAGCAGAGGACCGGGTGAATCAAACTCACTCTTATCATAGTTCCAGTACCCTTCTACCTTACGAATCTTAAGGCGGAAGTTGGCACCAGTCCAGAAGTCAAATGGGTCAATTGGGGTCTCATCCTCAAATTCTGGTTGCATGGCACCTAGAATCTTATCAAAGATTTTCTTGCCGTACTTGAAAATCTTGACCTGACCGTTGTTCTCTGGGTTCGCTGGGTCGTTGATGATGTAGATATTGGAGTAGTACGAGAGCTTACGCTTACGGTCTCGGGCGATTGCCTTATCGTCCTCAATTCCTGAGTTCCAGTACTCAGAATTTTTTACGCAAATCGGACATTTGGAACCGACAGTGGTCGGGCATTGGTCAATCAGCCACTGGCCGGTAGGGCCTTTGAATGCGTGATTGAAGACCTTTACGAAAGGCATTTCTTCGCCTTCTGGGGCTGGGAGAAAGCGGATGATGGCAGAACCTACATCCCCCTTGCCCAGGCTCATTTTCCATAGACGACTATCGGCGCCACCGCCACCGTCGTTCATTTTTTCAACTTCCTTGACCAGTTTTTCGGTCAGGGAACCTAGTTTTGATTGTTTCTTTAGGGATTCAAAGCTCATGTGTTTGCTGTTTGTTTTGTTTGTATTTGGCCTGTTTGACTTAGCTTAAGGGGTCGTCCAGCCCAGAATCATAAAACTACTGACTTCAAGATATCAGTGTACTTAGATTTATCAACTCTTAAGAACGGGGTGTACTTCTCAATCTTCAATGAAATCATTTCCCATACAGGGTCTAAGAGACGAGAATCAAACTGTTTCTTGTATCCAAGAATGAGATTCAGAATAACCAGAGTCTCAAGAGAAAGTTTCTTTTGGAGGTATTCTTTGATGAGTCTTGGGTGCTTATTACCCTCAAGGGCAAACATTGAATCAAAGTTAGAAGCATCAAAGATACCAGCCTCTTGTTTAAACAGATAAGAAAGTGATTGGGTTCTGCGTTGCCAGTTCTTATAGTTCTCTTCCCCGTCTCTGATAATATCACCAATCCATAAGGAACCGGGGTCATCACTGTTAATGAAGTTGGCAACAAAGAAGTTCACAATCTCTTCATCGCTTTTCTGTCTAGACATTTTCTCAAAGTAGAATCTGTCCTTTCTTTTATAGAAAGATTGAAGAGATGCTCTTACTTTTCCGTTGTATGTGAAGTAGTTATATTTCTTATTGGAGAAGTGGTTCTTAAGTGCCAGGAACGTTGAGTATGTCTGAAAAGGATTCAAAATACAAGTCGGGCTCTTGATGTTTTCTTCAGGAAGTTTAGCTCTGTTGCCTCAAAGCGAATCTTTTCCTTAAGAGGCTTAGAGAGTAGCTTGGGAACTGACTCTAAGTCAATTGCATTAGTCTCGCAGAAGTTGATGACAGCTTCAATGTAGGAGAGTGATTCTTCCTTTACTAGATTCTCAATCTCTTGAGCAAAGCGTGATGGGCAGAAGAACTTCTCTTCAAACACCTTTTCTAGTTCATCTTGGTAGTCTGCGGACATTAGCTCAATCAGCGTCGGGGGCATTCGGTTTCTTTCGGACTGGAACCATCATAGCACCTCAGGAATCGGTTGTCAAGAGCTTGTCGGCCACGAACTTTTTAATGTACTTGACTACCAGCTTCATATACTTCTCAAGGTCCCGTTCCTCATAAACGGCACACTCACCGTTCTCACAAGCCATAATAATCACAAGTTTCTTGACCTGGATTCCGGTCATCTCATAAAGGGCCATGCCATAGAACATTGCCTGAACAAAGTATGACTCAACCCAGGCTTCAGGTTTTGGCTCCTTAGAAGTCTTAAAGTCAATGACGGCTAGTTCACCATCAAAATGTGCAATGCAGTCTGTGGTTCCAGCAACACCTAGAATCTCGCTGTAAAGAGCACCCTCTAGAGTGTGTATGCTATTTATGCGGTCCAGTGTAGGACGGGCAACCTTAAAGAGCATCTTAGAGATTGGTTGAACCTCTGGTAGCTCTGGGACATTATAGAGATAGTTTTCAACCAGAGTGTGCATGTCGGTTCCCCGACTGGTTGCACGCTTGGTGATTCTGTTTGCCTCTTCTTCTCCTACACGTTTGCGCCAACCGGCAAACTTGTCCTTATTATAGTGGCTGATAACCGAGGTGATGGATACCAGCCTTTTGTTCTCATTATTGATTTTGTAATAACGAACTCCATCAATATGCTCCCGCTGTAGTGTCGGGAGGTTCAAGTCAATGTGGTCAAATGTCATAATTTAGAGACCTAGTGATTTTTTAGCAATAATGAACTCTTTAACTAGCGGTGAGCGAACAATGTCGTCTACACCAAACTCAATGCGCTCAAAGGATGGCATAATGCCAGTGATTTTTAAGAAGTCTAGGACTCCCCTCTTCTCATCAGAACGAGTAAAGTCACTCTGTTCAACGTCACCTGCAAACATAATCTTGCTGTTCATACCACATCTAGTAACTAGTGAAAAGTTTTCTCCAAATGAAAGATTCTGGAACTCATCCACAATAATAATGCAGTTTTCTAGAGTAATACCACGAATGAATGATGTACTCATAAACTCATAAGTTCCCTGGTTCTTAAGGGCACCATATACCATAGCAAAGTCAATCTCATTTGGGATGTTGAAGAGTTTCCTCACCATTCCCTTGTATGGGTCTTCATAAACGGACATTTTTTCTGACAAAAGTCCCGGCAAGTGGCCAACAGAACGTGAGGCCACATTTGACCTAAAGAGATAAACTTTCTCATAAGGAGTCCGTTCATTTAGAACTTCCTTTAGAGCTTTGTAGAAGAGAGCCAAAGTCTTTCCAGAACCTGGTACTCCGTGGGCTATAATGTTCTTCCCAGAATCATAAGCATCAAAGAGCTTTTTTTGGTTGTCTGTGAGTGGATTGAGTGTGACTAGTAAATCTTGGTTGATGAGTTTCTTGTTCTTATGAATCCCGAGTGGTTGGGATTCTGGAGAAGCCTTCCTCTTCCTTGTCATACAGATGTTGTGGGGGGTTTAGATTTTTTTGACCTTTGACTGTGGAGCCCGAGAAGCTTTGTCGAGGATTTCATTCCATCCAGGGTGTTTCTGAACGAGTTTGTCTTTCCATTCACCCGTTTCACAACTATTAGGGGCAGTTGATGGGTCACTCCAATCTCTAATCCACTCCGTATTTTTGGTCTTCCATTCATCCCAATCATTGATGCTCATGGTGACTTCTTTTTGTTCACCCGTTTCTGTATTTCTTACCGGATATGTTGGCAATCTGTATCTCCTGTAACTTTGAGTATTTATTCTAGGGTAATGCTGGATGCATCATCGCACTCAACACAATCAACACACTCTTTCATATAAGGATTTTCCTCAAAGAACCGGACAACTTCTTCTTCACTTAGAAGAATCTTAAAGACGTGTCCGGTCTTATGGTCTTTGATACAGTAGGATTTCATTGGTTCTTATGGGGATAAGCGAGCGCGATGCAGACGCTTCTCTTCATAATACTTCCAAACATTAGGAGCCCAGCTTGATAAAATGGGAACTAACTGCTCACACAGAGCCTGAATTTCTAGTTGAGCATCCATTTTCGCTCTAAGGTCCATAAAGTGTAGGATAGAACGAAGATTAAATGATACTACAAAGTTCTGGCGAATAGCCTGAGCCAGATAATCTCTAATGTGCTCCTCACACATACCGCGATTAAACTTATCAGCATATCGTTTACATCCTTCATAAATGAAGTCTAGCTCATCATTATAATCTTCTAGAGTCCATTCATACTTTTTGCCCTTACGATTAGTATAATACCCTGGGGGGCGGATGTAAAATACATCATCAACAGGGAGTTCATCTTTGGCAACCTTTAATACCCGTTGACCCGTATAGCGTTGAGATTGACAATCCCAAGAAGTCCCGATTCTATGGGTTCTTCCTTGAACCATAACGCTATGAACGTAGCCAGACACCGACAACGTGATTCCTGGATGTTCTAGACAGTTTCCACAAACAGCGACTTTTCCATTGCGACGAACTATAAGTGCTCCAGTTGTCACCGTAGCGCAATGGATTTCTCCATCATAATCAATCCAAGATTCAACATAGCTTTTTGAGCGCATGTGTTGAGAGATTTCAACCCTAGGATAATATCTATCCGTCAATCGCATAACATAAAGATTATTATGATTTTCATTTTCCTTGAGTTCCGTACATAACGTAAACTTAGCGTCATTTACTGCAGCTAATGCTTGCATTTGATCCGCCAGCACCTTTGATGTTGTACTGTATGACCAGGTTTTGTTTCGGGATGTGCCGTCAGAGTTCCTTAATCCATCAAATAGATTAATAAAGCAATCTTTCTCCATCCGCAAATAGTTCCCCGGAATCTTTTTGTTTCCATCCTCGGTCAAACAGTTTTCAATCATCCATTTACCAATATTAGGGAATGATAAAGCATACCTATCATTAGCTGTCGGATAGAAGTCCAATCCTAGATTGACACACAAACTTTCCAAATACTTAATTTTCTTATTAACGCGAAGGTGGAATCGTAGAACATTTCTACTAGTGTGCTTATCACCATCTCCAATCCAGAATCCAATAAGAGACCAAAATAATGGATTATCTATTGGACAATCAATATATTTTCTTTGTGAGATTGCTAGATTGGAAGTTGTAATATAACGAACTGGCTTGTTAAATACTTCCTCAGCAGTTATATCATAGGATTCGGTCCAAGTCCCATCTTTTTTGCGACTTTGAACAATCATTCGGTGGTCGGGACTCACTAGGAAATCTAAAGCCTGACCCTCTAGATGGTACATTTTTCCTTTATGATTCCATCTTTGAATTGCACTGGGCTTTTCAAAAGTTGTTGAGCCTGTTTTTGTATCATATGCGATCAAAACAGTGTCGGAGGTCACATCTGGCCAATAAACCCACCCGTTCTCAGTTAGAACTTCGGTATCACTAGAATAGCACCCATAGTGACCCCTATCATTACTTAACAAAGTATCAACAATCCACTCACCACACTTAGACGATGCAGGAATCTTCTGGTGATGAATGGGGGTCTCACTATAGTCGTTCTTTGCTGCTTGGTAAATAACTTGCTCTGGAATTGGATAACATTGAAGTTTTACAACCTCAAGTCGTTTGTCAAGTGATAAAAGGTCATTTGCTTTAATTGGCTTCATAATCAACCCTCCCAGGTGTTCTTTTCTTGTTTACGTAGTCTCTTAATGTCCTTAAACAGCTTTTTGATTTCTTGATAGGCCGCTTCTGGAGACATCTTATCTCCCACTTCTAAGCCAACAATAATATCCACACGGTCGGCAAAGTTGGCCAGGGCCTTCTCATAAGGACTCAGTTCACTATACATCAAGCTCCTCCTCATAAAACTCATCAACATCCTCTTCATTTAGGTAAGAAACCACCTCATCATAAAGGGGGTCCTTGGTGGTCTTTAGTTCTTCTTTGAGTGTTACCAGCAGCAACTCAAGAGTCGCCACCACCATCTCAAGTTTTTCTTTTTTCATTCTTTCGGAGTGGGTTGAATCAGTCTACAACAAAAAGGAGGACTTGTCAAGGGTCCTCCGGGTCTCATAAGGTTTGCTGATGGTTCTCAACGCTGTACATAATGAAGTTTATATTCAGTAGGAGCCAGGGCATCAATGAGAATATCGCACCCAACCTTGGGGTTTGATGTCCCGCAAGTAAAGCAATCTGCCGATGCCTTATGTTCCTCGGGCCAGGTATGAATGCTGATATGAGACTCAGACAATAAACAGAAACAAGTCACACCTTGGGGTGAGAACTTATGAGCCACTGTTTTCAGCACGGTTGCCCCTGATTCCACAGCAGCACGTTCTAACAGGTCAATAAGAAAGTTCTCATCATTCAATAATGATGAAGGACAACCGTACAGGTTTAGTAGAAAGTGCTTACCCATTAGTCTAGTGGATTGTCCTCATATTCTTGAACGAGCTTGGATACCACAGTTTCTGTTCCATCCATTACTTTAACCTGATAAAGGGGAGAACGCATATAACGCTTGATGCTCTTATAATGCTTTAAGAGTTTCCCAACCTCATCGGGATTGACATTCACCTTGACTTTATTAAATCCGTTGCTCATCGCTTTTTCTTCCCCTCAGGTGGTTTATATCCCCATAGTTTAGGACTCACACGACCATATCCCCAATCAATCTTCTTAAGAGCCCCGGCTCCAAACTTGTCGTGGTACATATCAAAGATTTTCACTTTGTCTCCACGACATAAGTCCATAAAGGTCTCGCCGTTTTTCTCATAAACCACGATGTGGGCATCGCTCGGTAGAGATGGGTCCTTGACTTGCTGAAGATTGGTCTTCTCAAAAAGAAGCTGACACCCATAACGAGAATAAATGGTGTTCTTCTCGTCTTCGGTCCAATCCTCACTCATGAACGTCCACCCCACTTAACGTCAGGAAGGGCTTCTTTAACAACATCAAAGGAAATCTTATACTTATCAGTGAGTTTGCCGTCCTTCACAAGACAAACCAGTTCTGCCTCTAGGGGATGTAGACCCTGGAGCATATTGATAAAGATGGTTTCTTTACGAATCTGGGAGAGTTCGTTATTACCACCTTTCACAAAGATGTAGAAGTTCTTATACTCATTGCGCAGTGATGTGTGCTGCTTATTCATCAGCTCATCAGTTCCGGCATAAGCACCATTATTCAGGTTGGTATTCTTTGCCTTGCTCTCAATCAGTTCTGTAAGATTCCCACCAACCGATGATTGCTCATTCGGGTCGGCATAAGGAACCGGACCAGGTGGTAGAACACTGACCACAGAATCATCAAAGTTCCAAATCAAAAGAGATACTAGAGCCGGGTTGCGATACTCTTTAAGAATCTCAACCTTCTTTGCATTGCTCCGTTGTTTGGAAGCAAGCTCTAGAATCTCATATTGAAATGGATTCGGTTGAAGTTTGATAATTGGAGTTTCGGCAAACTGCTCAAGTTTTGGAGCTGCGGGTTTTGTAGTTGTAGGAGCTTTTCGTGTAGTCGTTGTCGTAGTTTTTCGTGCTGTAGGCATAGTGTTAAATCATCTCAGTTGCTTATTTAGTCCTCAAGTGATTCTTCTTCCTCATCCTCAAAGTAGTCTTGATTGAATGAAACCGCCAGAACCTCATCGGGTATAATGTTCCCATTGGCATCAAAGAACTCGGGATGAATGTTGCGAATACCGTAGATTCTCTCAAACTGATATTGCTTTATAATCCAGCCACCAATGATACCAATAAAAAGAAACATTACACAAAACAGAGTTGTGAATGTAAGGATGATGGGAAGTTCCATTTGCTTTCTCCTAAGAGGTTTTCTTGATGTTCAGACTGAACTCAAAGTGAAGATGGAACTCTCTTTTCAGTAGAGAAACCATTTTCCCAAAACGAATGTGGAATGTTTTTGGTTCCTCCTTTGGTCTATTCTTTCTTAGCATCAGCTCAAATCCACGGTTTACGTGAAGGCTGGTTTCATTATTTAGTTTTGGTTGCTCGTCTTCCGGGTCTTTTGTCCCATGCATATTTGTCGGCATCCTCTAAGATACCCTGAAGGTAGTTGCGAATCTTACGAGCCTGTGGTTTTGGTAAGTAACCATAAGCTTCTCTAAGTTGTTTGTGAAGTTCATCGCTTCCACCCTCTAAGTAAATGTCAAGGTCCTTAATGACGCTCCGAATATTCTTGCTCGTGACGCTCTTAATGAATGAAGTGACATCACGCCTTAGAGCTTTCTTTACACTTAAGTAGGAGTGGAAGTTTAGAATGAATTTACCTTGAAAGGCAGCATCAATGGCTCGCTCAACATCATAATGGACTTCGTGAAACGTACTTTCCATTAGACGATGCTATTCTCCTTAAGGTACTTTACGGTATCAACACATCCACCAAGATGCTCGGTGTCATTGAGAATCACCTGAGGGAATGTGGAGCCTTCACCAAACTCGGCATAAAACTCTTCTCGGGTGAAGTTCTCATTAAGTGTGTAGACCTTATGTTCTAGTTGAGTGAGTTGCATCACTTGTTTGACTTTATCGCAATAGGGGCAACCTTCTTTGCTGTAGATAGTGAATCGCATAGGTTTTTGTAAATGTTTTGTATTTATTCTTCGGGTGGCTGTTGGCCCCAGGTGAAGCCCAGATAGATAATGTATACATCTATCAAGACATTAAACCAGTTTACTTGTTGCATTCTTCCTCCTTAGACTCCGAGTCATCATAGGGCACTTTTGGTGGTTTGTCAAGGGACATTGGTGGTCTGTAGAGCTGAGGCCAAGTGTCTCTTATGATTTCTGCTAGCTTATATGGAGTTTCTGTGCTTATCACAAGTCGTCGGGGTCACGAAATCCTAGGAGTACAGGGTGCCTAGGAAGCTCCTTTACACCGTGGGCAAAGTACTTGTATTTCACTAGCTTGCCAATGTACTGGTCCTTATTATTCCAGATTTCGTCGCGGAGCTGGTCATTTAAACCGGAGCCAATGCCAAATACCTGACCATCAGCATTGCGAACAATAAGGGTCCCGGCAGTATTAGCACCCACCATTCCTTCTAGAGATGCAGAACGTTTAATGTTTCCAAAGTTATCTAGTTCTGCTGCATTCTGATTACTCATTTTTTCTTCAATATCAATGAGTACTGCTTCGGCATCCTCAAACCTCTTGAGCTTTAGAAGAATGTTATCATTAACAGTGGACCGGCCGAACTTATAAGTTCCATAAGGGTCCCGGAGCATCACGCCCTCATAGTTCTCTTGAAGGCACTGGGTCTCATAAGACTCTAGTTCTTCCATATTATGAACCGTGATTCCACTTAGAACCTCATATTTAAATGGGGCATAAAACTCTGGAATAGACCAAATCCTTTCACAAAAGGGGCCAATTTCTGTATGGTCATCATTGACAAAATCAAAAATCCAGACCTTAAAATCGGGCTCCCCTTCAATGCTCATAACACCTGATGTGGATGCTTGGAAAGTATCACCACAAGTGATTTCTCCATCAATTCCATTATGTAGATATTGAGAAAGAAGGGCCTGAATGTACTTATTTCTGATGGGCTTGAAGGTTCTTGAGACGGCAACACCATTCACCATAAGGAACCGGATTCCATCAATCTTAGGTGTTGCAATGTAGGGGAACTTGGCCTTGCTCGGGTCAAAGTTCCCGGCAAGAAGTGGCTTCTTAATCTTAGGCATTGGATTTAAGGGCTTTACGAATAGTTTCAGTGATTTCTGGAAGATACCTACCGTCTCTCTCAATTGTCTCTAGCATCTTAATGGCAATGTCATTGAGAGTTTGTTGTCCTGGCCGCTCATAATCCGTAAGATATTGTTGGGCCTCATCAGGACCGAAAGCATCTTCAATGAAAGCGTGGGATGTCTCAAATGTGTCATCTACACCCCTCTCATAAGCCCACTTTGCGCCCTTATTGGCAAAAAACTCATAGGCATCAATCTCACCTTTAGGCTCCACTTCATTCCACCATTCCTTCTCCCACTCGCCAAGAATCTCTTGAGGGACTTCCATAAGACTCAAATAAACTACAGACACATCATAAGGCCCAGAGGTCCCCTTGTCAACCACCGAGCCCATTAGGATTTCTTATGGCCCACCCAAATTAATGAGTTCTAAGAATATTAATAAACTCTACAGGCAATGAATTCTCTTCTGCATCAGCAATAAGTTCTGTTTTTAGGTCCACAGGGATACCGTTCATTGCGGTAGAAAGAGCAGTCCAGGCAGTTGCAAAGTTATCAAATCCATCACGTTCAACAGTTAATACAATCGTCGGAAGAGCAAGAGCAACAACAGGAATCACACCTACTGCCGAACCAAGAAACTGATTTAGAGCAACAGAAGAAATCAAAGAACTTCTGAAATCATTCCAGTTCGGTTGGGGTCCCTCTGGTATGACTATCTCTCCACTATCATAAGGAACCTCGTCTACATCCTTATCTACAATCACATAACGCCTTTCTGCCCGATACCAGATTGCCTTATGAGTTTCTCTATCGTAATCATAAGACTCTAAAACATCATTGCCATTCTCATCTAATTCCCGAGCAACCGGAATGTAAATTGGACCCAACCAATTGAGTTGTCTTAGTTGAGCATCATTCAGAGTTTTAAGGTCAGTTCTGACTGTTCCGTCTTCAAATCCCCAGCGGTCTGGTAGTTCTTGAGGATGACCGGAATTGGGTGGACTATAGAGTTTCATTTGTTTTTAAGAGTAGATTTTAACTTCTTGTTGCTCTGAGCCGTAATACTCATTGATTTCTCTTTTGATTTTGGCTCTCTTATCATTTAATATGTAGACTTGCCTTGCTCTGGTGATGAAGGTGTCTGAAAAGTCCTTTTTCTTTTCGTGAATTCTGAGTTCATCCTCAATGTTCCAGAGTTTTGAGTTTACCTCGTGTAGGTATTCTAAGAAAAAATCATTGTAGACATCATTAGATTCTGCAAGAGTTCTTAGAGTTTGAAGTTCTTCTTGAACCTTAGAGGTGTGTTGGGATTTTATTTGGAGAATACTGATACGGTCTAGAAGTTCTCCAATAGAAATATTGATATTCATTTAAAAAATCCGCTACAAAATACAAGTTTCAAAGTTCAAGTTTCAATAAGTAACGCACCGGAAGGCTCGGACACAGTCCGTGGCCGCCTTACTGCGGGTGCAGATGCAACCATTGATAAAGCTCTGGTAGCAAGCATTCGTAGCATTAATCTCCGTAGAAGACCAATAGAAGGTGCTGGCGAAACAGTCCCATCGGGTTCTACAGACGTAGCCTGGATTGTTTAGTTGGCTGATGGATGGAACAAACCAGTCGCAAGGATTGAAACCACAATTAATCAGCCTCGTATTTAAAGTAGGCCAGTCGCATACGCAAGGTTTATTGCCAACTTGAGTAGTTGTGGTACTGTTCCAAGTTTGACCTACTTCAGTTGATGATGGAGCAACAATCCAGGCGGTGCCCCCTGCCTTACAGATGATTCTGCTGCCATCAGGTAATGTGGTTCCTACCGGACACCCAATCGCAAGACTATTAATTGATTCTAGAGTGGTAATCCACCAATCTGCCGGACCTATTGTAACACCCATAAGAATTCCAGAATTTTTTAATTATTTATACGAACCGAGCCTACTTATAGATTTATCCTTATTTCCCTCAATTCTCTTTACAATCTCTTCATAAGCAGTCTCAATTTCTTCATCAGTAAAGCGAATTCTATCTTCATTTAGACGGGTTGCAAGAGAACTATCCATTCCACAAATTCTCATTGGAGATGAATAATACTTTGCTTCTCTTTCAATAATGTGAAAATCATCCGAATAAGAAACATTGTTCCGATGAGTTCCGGCAATCACTACACTTGCTTTCTGACCGACTGCTCTTGCAAAGTGCTGACCGCAAGAGTCACAACCAATAAAGTAATCTGCTGCTTGAATAATGGCAGCCCATTCCCTCATATTCGGGTCGGGTTGAGGTTTATATGTAGTTCCATCGTGAAACTCGTGGGCACCCATATAAATTAGATTATATGACCTTGAAAGTTTTTGAATCAGTTTCTCATACATCTTCTGAGGAATTGAACGAAACGTAGGGTCAAAAACACCTAAAGGGCACTTATTTGCCGTACTGCCATAAGGTTGAATCACAATTGTCTTGGGTTTCTTTTGAAGTTCTTTGGCTTCGTGAATGATTTGATATCCTTTCAGAATCTCAAATTCTGATAGTTGAATATATTTTTGTGGTAGATTCTCATAGTCAGTGGAATCATTGATTTGCTTATGAAATGCCTGAATTAGATTAATTTCATTCCGATAATACTCTGGGTCACGATAAGGTTCTGGTGAAATTACCTTGTCTGCATTCCAAAAATAATTTTCAAAGATTCCTTTTGTCTCAGGATTGAAGGTTCTCTCTTGAAGTTCAGAAAGACCCCAGGTCATAAAATCCCATCCGTGAATCATTACATAAAAATCTTGGTGATTTTTTGCATAATAGAGAAGAGCAGGAATTGCAGTCAGTGCTCTTCCGATTCCACCGTCAATTGTGATGATTGTTGTCATTGATAAGAAAGTAAAGTTTTAACAGAATGATTTGATTTCTTTTTCCAGAACTCCATATTTGCTGAAGAATACTTCTCAATAATCTCTGGAGGAAGAATCATTGGTGCAGTATTTTTTTGAACCTTGGTTTTTACTGTATGAAGATGTGAAAGATTACAAGAGGCATCAAAGAGTTCATTGGAATACTCTAGATTCTCAAAGTTGTGAGAGTAATAAGGAAGTTCCAAAAACTCATAGATATTCCTTATTGTTTTTTCTGGGTTTTCGCAGAGTTTTTCATACTCTACAAGATAAATCATCTCACGATTTGCATAATATCCTTCTTGAAGATTCAACCAGTTCGTAGTGACGATTCCGGTCTTATTGTCCATCATTGCATCACATCTGGAAAATACGTGATGAGAAAGGTCTTCGGAAATTAATGTGTTTGTATAAAGTGGATTCTTTTTGAAAATAAGTTCAAAAGAGTTCAGAATGTTTACAATGTCTCTTACGCAACAGAGAATTTTAGTTTTAGGAAATAGTGACTTCAAAAGAGTAGTCTTTTTCGTCCAGGCACGAGAAGTATCAAAGATAATAGGTTCCTTGGTGTGAGAATAAAATCCATCAAAAAGATGTTGAAGAAGTGTGATTCTTCTCTCTTCATTGACGATTGCATTACTTTCACAACCAGTCAAAAGATTGATTGAAGTCGTGCAAAGCCCTTCTACTGGAGAGGAAATGTCGGCATAAAAATCTGGATTTTGTTTTAGAATACTAGAAAGCAATGTAGACCCAGACCTCGGAAGTCCGGAAATAAAGTAGTATTGCCTCATTGGGGTGGGGCAAATTGACCTTCAGGAAGAACCATTAGATTGAAAGAAATTGAGATTCTTTCATCATCGTGAGAATTGGTCTCCACGGAATGAGGAAGATAAGATGGAAATAGAATGATTGTTCCTTCTTCTGGTTCAATCTTCATTTGTTCTCCAGTGAACTGATTCTTCTCTTGAATCAGGGAACACCCACCCCACAGACGATTCATTGCCGAGTTATTCAGAACCAACTTTCCACTGTTTGGTGGAACCTTTAGATAAAAGACTCCTGAGAATACCTCTCCGTGAACGTGTTCGGAGTTCATACACTCACGAGAGTCATTGAAGTTAACCCAAGCGTGAGTCAGAAAGATATTACTTGGAATAAAGTTTAGGTCTTGAACTGCCTGAATTGCCATTTCGCAGACATACTGAAACAATGGTCTCAGTTCTTCTTCACCTTGAAGAGTAAATGGTGATTGATAGCCAGCAATATTTGATTTGTTCTCTCCTTTAGGATTATTGGTTTTGAAGTTTCTTACACAAGTGAGAAATGAGTTCTTATGTTCCTCAAAGTCTGGATACACGGATGACCAGATGGGAGTTGAGAAGATTGGTAGAAGTTCCATGATGAATTTCAGAATTTATTGATATGATGTTGAATCGGAAATATTTATCTTATGAGTTTTGAGTTCTTGTGCGTCTCTGTATATTTGAAGTTCTTCAATGATAAATCGTCAAGTTTCAATAAGTCACGCACCGGAAGGCTCGGACACAGCGCGTGCCCGTCTTAGGGCAGATGTTGAAGTTGCCAGTGCTTAAGTACTGGAGGCAACCACACGCAGCATTAACCTCCGTAGAAGACCAATACGTGGCGCTGGCGAAGCAGTCCCATCGGGTTCTGCAGATGTAGCCTGGATTGTTTAGTTGACAACTAGAAGGAACAAACCAGTCGGCAGGATTAAAACCACAAGAAATCATTCGGGCACATAAGGTCGGCCAATCACATACGCAGGGTTTATTACCCACTAGAGTGTTTGTGGTACTGTTCCAAGTTTGACCTACTTGAGTTGATGATGGAGCAACAATCCAGGCGGTTCCTCCAGCTTTACAAATGATTCTACTTCCATCAGGTAATGTGGTTCCTACTGGACACACAGCAACTATAGTTGCTTGCCACCAAGGAGTTGGTCCAATTA